CGCTTTGAGTTCCTGTAGTGTTAACATTACCTGTTAAATCGCCTAAAACATTACCACTTACATTACCAACTAAATCACCCCTCAATATATTAGAAAACGCATCAAGCATTTTAGTTGAATCGTAAGCAAATACATCACCTGTGAAGTCTCCAGAAGCTGTACCAGTAAATGTACCTAATACTTCGCCTTCTACATTACCTGTTAACTTTGCAGGAATAGTTGTTCCGTTGCCTGTTTCTAAAATCTTATCTCCGTTACTTGCATATACATCACCTGTAACGTCACCTACTACATTACCTGTTAGATCACCCGTAAGTTGGCCGCCGCCTTGTAACGAAAATACACCAGTAATGGTTATATCATCAAATCTACTTTCGCCGCCACCATTTGCTGTTGCATCAATCTGTCCAGTAACATCAGCATCTAATGTAGCTCTTGCAGTACTTGTATTTAGAACGATTGAACTATCTAATCCTAGGACATTACCGTATAAGTCACCTTCAACTGATCCTTCTACGACACCCTTTAGGCTACCTGTAAATAAATCAGCAAACATTTTGTCACCGGTAAAAATTGTACCAGTAACACTTGCAGGCACATTGCCACCGATTGTTACAGCATCCATTGTGCCGCCGCCGATGTCTACTGATCCAAGGGTTGAAATACCAGAAACTGTCAATGTGTTATTAACTGCTAATGAAGCAATTTGTAGTGTGTCAAATGTTAGATCACCTGTAAAACTTGCTGCACCAGTAACTGTTAATGAGCCTGCTTCAAGAGCAGCAATGTCACCAATTTGTGCATTCATACTAGAGAATGACGATAGTCCAGCAGCAGCAGTAACATTACCTGTTACATTACCTACAACATTACCGTCAACATTACCAGTATGTTGTCCTACTGTGTCGCCGACTAAGTCGCCTCTGATAATTCCAGCAAATGCATCTATTATAACAGTTGTACCATCTTGTGATAATACATTTCCTCTCAAGTTACCGCTGACATCACCTGTCATTTCGTCTGTAACTATTAATGTCGAAAATTCAGCAGTAACATCTGTAGCAGTAAATGAATTTAAAATTGTTACATCATCTGCAACGATATCAACTGGATAAGATCCACTACCCAAAGTAACGCCACTAATTTGTCCACCAGTAACATTAATATTACCAAATGTAGTTCCACCAGTAACGTTAAGTGTTCCGCCAACTGTAAGTCCGCCGTCGATATTTACAAGAGATTTAAAGTCAGCAAGTGCTTGTACCTCTAATGTGTTAAATGTTAGATCACCTGTAACGATCAAGTCGTTGAAACGTGATGTACCTGTGGATAGAATATCACCTCTAAATCCACCAGTTTGTGCTTCTATATAGGTACCTACAATAGTTGTACCTGTAATATTAGTTGTGTTTATAACAGCGTTATCAATATAACCGCCATTAATATCAACGTTATTAAATGTACTAACACCTGTTGACGTAATGTTACCTAAAATGTTAGCAACTTGTAATTCTTCTTGAACAATAATGTTATCAGTAATAATATCATTAAATCGTGACACACCAAAGGTTGCAGTGACGTTACCTTCTAAGTCACCGCTTATTAATCCTGAACTAGCATCAATGATTACATTCGAATCGTCTGATAAAACATCACCTCTATGTTCACCAAATGTAGTACCAGTGAACGTAGCGTCAAAACCATCTATACCTGTATTTAAAATAACATCACTATTTGCTGCAATTAGTGTACCTTCGAAACGTCCGTTAATTTCTTTTGTAGCATGATTGATTATAATACTACTATCGTCAGCTAATACATTACCACGTAGGTCGCCACGCATTTCTCCTGAAACTATAATGTTTTGACTAAATGTTGGAGATATATCAGTTCGTGCTAATACTGTGCCTTCAATTCCATCAACTGTATCTGCATCAACTCCTAATGCATCAACAAATGATTTTGACACTCTATTGTCAATGAATATATTAACATCATCTTGTGTTAATGTTTGAGCCGATAATACACCAGTGTTAACATCATAAATTAAGTCACCTGTTACACTAATAGATTCACGAGCTCTAGCTCTAGTAAAGTAAGCATTTTCAAATCCTGATGCTGCTTCTAAATCGGCATCAGATGCTTCTGGGACTTCAGTTGTAGTAAGTGTGTTTAATCTGTTATTAAGTATTGTAATACTTGCGGCAACGTTTGCACTTACACCAGACGTATCTGGAATTTCGTCACTTGTTAATGATGTAAAAGAAATCCACGTACTGTTATAATCATTCGGATAAACTCCAACAGGAGATCCTGTAACTGTAACATAAACATTGTTAGCCCACTTAACAACAGACAACGGCGGATATAATACAAGTGGATCAAATTCACCATATGCGTTAAATCCAGAACCTAAAGGTGTCCAACCGCCATTAACTTGTGTAGGATATACAGCAGTTTGGTCTACTGTTGTATTAACATATGTTGACCCAAGATAATATGCAACATCATATGGTTGATATGTAACTGTATGATCATACTGCCCTGTTATATTAAAAATACTTGTTACTAGAGTATCTTCATCAACGAAAGCGCCGATCATAATAGTGACTTCACCACCATCAGTTTCGGCTCTTAGTTGATCTCCAGGACGTATGTTTATAACTTTAGTATACTGTGCATCAGTACCTGGAGCAACTTCTAGTATCGCAAAAGGTCTTGTCGCGGGCTCAGATGCATCATAAAGACTTAATGTAACTTTAATTGGATCGGTTGTAGAATTAGGCGAAACACCTTCATTCAGTACGGCAACTGTGTGTACATTACTTTCTTTATCTAATGGGCCTTCGAATAAAACCTCTTGATTGTTCTCTATTACTCTTGTCGTGCTTATAAAAGACATATATTAGTTACTCCCAAAGATCAGTGCCATTATTCTTGCTTCACGTCTTGCTCTCTGTTTCGTAAAGTAAAGATTTTGTGTGCCCTCATCTAGATCATCAGTTGTATGATTATCTAAACTACTTACTTGCCCATTTAAAAATCCGTTAAACTCTCCGTTATTAGAGTCCACAAGTCGAGAAGAGTCTTGCCCAAACACATCCCCCTGGAAATCAGCTTTTACTTTAAAAGCTGTAATATTACCTATTACCTCAATTTTAGTTGTAGGATCGATGACACTACTACTGTCATCATAATCGCCTACTACGATTTTGCCCTCACCGATAACATTTAGATCACCTAGATTGTCAATATCCATAAGAATGGTTTTTGTCAAATCTGTTGTTGTAAAGTCAATGTTATGGGTGCGTAGTCCATTTTTGACTACGAACTTTTTATTATTAGCCATCCGGTTCACTCTCCCCTAATTGGCATGCTGTAAGGTATTTATGCCAATTGAAGCTTAAGCGGATAATAATGTACTGTTTTATTAGATTAGCATCAGCATTTCTACTATACGAAAACTTACATTTTCGGTAGAATCATCTATAGCATTTGTTGCTAATAATCTTACTAAATCACCTTCAATATCTACATCAAATTCAGCAATAGGAAGGTCTGTAGTGTGTATAACACCGAATTCTGTTGCCGAAGCATTGGTACCGTCATGAACTAAAAGTAGTTCACTTATTTGTCTTTTACGTGAAGGTGTGTCAGCCTGCACAATATATTTTGCACTGCCAAAAGAGTTTTTATCAAACGTTGCAATTACTCCGTCAGTAAAAGAACTGTCATCTGATATTACTTTAGCAGTACCTCGTTGCTGATAAGAATTATGAAATTTTATACTATCAGTAACTTCGTCGTATTCTATATTAGTAGTTGATGCACTTACGCCGTTTTTAATGAAAACAAGTTCGTTTTCTTCACCATTTAATCCTAGTGACCCCGGAGGTAACCATGATCTGTTACCGACTGTATCAGAGGTAAGAAAGTAGTCGTTGCCAGGAGGTACGCCTAGGTCTGCCTCAGCAGTTGAAACATCAATAAACGTAAATCTATCCGGCGCAACAGATTCAACTTCTGTTGGCGGTGTCTTAGTTACTCTACCACTGAGTAACCCTATTCCTCTAGACATCCTCAGTCTCCAGCAAGCTTAAACTTAATCTTATTGGTGCATCGATATTTGATCGACACTTAATTGAGTCGTTTTCGTTAATAACTAGACGTCCCATAATCGCAGACTGCGATTGGTTACCTCTAACACGAAAATCTCTTATAAGATTTGTTTCACTTCCTGAAGAACTTTCAACATAACTAAATGTACAATTGACGTCTGTTTCTGCTGTGTTTGCTAATTGTGCGTTAATCACAATTGTTGTAAATCCCGGAGGGGCTGTATAGATTACTTCATTAACTGTAGTTATTACTGTGTTAACAGATTTAAAACTATTATTTGGCATCTGTGCGTCCTTTTATCACTATGATATTTAGTTAATAAAATTAGCAAGGTTTCTATATGTGAACCTTGCTAAATTATTAATAATAACCACCGTCCATATTTTGTTCGGTACCTTCGATTGTTACGTTACCTTTAATAATTAAATCATTATTAATTGTAGTTGTACCAAAGCTAGAACCGATATTAATGTCAGTACCCTGTCCGCCAAAGTTAATAATTTCAGCAACTGTATCTACTAAATTAAAAGCAGGATTCTGTGTAGTGATATTATTGACCGATATAGTACCGTCTACACGTAATCTTTCACCTAAGTCAGTAGAGTCAGTTGACCCAATAACTATTTGATCAAGGAATGTCTTTGTACCGCTAAATTCTTGGTCCCCTGTCAAACTAACAAATGCTTCCTCGTCAACGAGTAAAACATCATCACCATTAATTCTAAGACCTGGACCAATTACAACCCAGTTTCTAGTACCTTGTGTATCCGAAGCAGCAAGGCCTCGATTAATGTTAATACCTTTGTTATCTGCTTTAGCGGTATCAGGTACACCCCAATCCGGTTCAGCATTTTCCAAGTCAAGATATGTATATCTGTAACTCTCAGCGTTTAACGCTGGAGTCTTTTTGACTCTGTTACTTAATAATCCTATATTATGCATTTAGTGACTCCAATAAGCTTAATGTTAACACTAGTGCATCGTTTACTGATGCTTGTGCCCGTAACGAGTTATTTTCTTCTACCACAAGTTTACCTGTGATAGGACTTGTAGCATCGTTACCTGGAACTACAAAATTAGATAGTAGTTCTGTTTGATCAGCAGTGAAAGCATCAAAGTGTAAAAAACTAGTAGCTGCTGCTGTAGTTGTTACATTTGATATTTGTGCCATCAATATGATTGCAGTTTTTCCGTCTGGGGCAGTATATACAATTTCGTTCCCAGTTGTTAAGTCTGCTGTTATTGTCTTAAATACGTTTAATGGTTCGGCCATGATTTATTTCCTCTTACTGTAGTGACAAGATGTATGGTGTTAACACCGCGAATAGTGATCTATCAAAAGTCTGTCCAGTAATCGTACCAGACGCACGTTCAATAGTTAAGCTGTTACCAATTTTGAAGTCACCTTTTTGGTCAGTACTTGTAAAGTAAACTTTACCTTCGTTACTTTCCACTACCTGTTGTGCTTCAACTGGTTGTCCGCCTTTGTATGGAACCGCTGATTGAATATTAGTTCCGGATCCAACCCACTCAAATGTTTGTCCACTTGCTGTAATCAAACTTGTTTGGTGGAATGTTACACTTTCGTTAATTCTCGGTATTGTTGTGATATTAACATCAAATGTAACTTGACTTGAGTAACCATGCTGTACTAGATTAACAATAATTGTTAACAAGTCCTTAATACGATCTGCTTCAAACGTTGTTGCAGATGCGCCAGTTGTAGTTTGGATTACTCTATTTTGTAATGCAGACACAGTAATGTTACGTACAGCATCTGACATTATTTCTAGTAGATATTTAAATGTCTGTACTGTAGCATTCTTTGTTGGAACTGGTATTTGATAATTACCTCCGTCAAAATATTGCTCTGCTGCTAGATGTGCTTGTGAGTTACCACCATAGAATATGTCGTATGCAACTGCATCTACAATGTATCTAATATCTCTTTCACACTTAGATTTAATGTAAGCATAATTTTCTTCAATGAATACAGTTGTTTCATCTTGTACTGTACGCTTTGCATCAGTTAGTGCAGTTGCGGCTGTTACTAGATCAGCTGCTACCCATGATGTAGATGGAGTAGTTTCAGCTACAGTTGGTATTACATTTGTTCTATTAATAGTATCATCTAAGAAACTTAACACATTGCTTATTAGTAATTTAGCCTGGTTACTACCAGCATTGCTGCCTCCCTGATCAACTGCTGTTGAATTATAAGCAATATCTGTCTGTTTAGGAGTTGCAATCAACGCCACGGTGTCATCACCAATGGCAACTGCTTCTACTAAGTCTCTTAAGTGTCCGTATGCTGCTTGAGTTGCATTTACTTCTCTTAGTGTTCTTAATTGATTTACACCTTCGTCGGAGAAGTAACTCTTACCAACTGTAAACGTTTCGCTATTACCACCATATGTCATATCGTAATAAACTGCATCTAGAATATAGCCTACATCTCTCTTACATTTTTCTTGCACATAAGCAAAGTTCTCTTCAATAAACGCTGTAACTGCATCTTGCAATTCTTGACGTTCACTTTGGAATTGGTTGAATATAGCTTGTTGTGTAGTTGAAGACCAAGTTCTCGAACCATAAGCAACTGCTGGAAGTGTAGCTTCTGCTGCTGCTTTATCAGTTGCATTATCAGTTGCACTTGTAACATATGCATCTAGGTAAGATCTAACAACTTCAACACTATTATGAGCTGCTAGTGCAGGAGATCCGTCACCGCCTGGTACTGTACCAGTTGCTGTAAATCCAGCTGTCGCTGTAGCGCCATATAAAGTTTCTGTAACTACATCATTACCAACTTGCTGAAGCAAGTCTGCTAGATATACATATGCTGCAATAGTGTTAGATCTTTCAGTTGGGTCTGAACCTAGTTGTAATACACCTGCATCGCTTGTATATGCTTGTGCTGCTGTGCGTGTTTCAAGATTGGTACCGTACATTAAGTCATACAATGCTGCGTCGATTATTAGACCCATGTCTTCTCTACACTTGGTATTCCAAGTACCAGTTGCTTGATTTAATCCGGTAGCATCTTCAATATAGTCTTCTACTGCATCGATAATCCATGTACGCTGTGCGCTAATGTTAAAGAATACATCTAATTTACCATTAGCATCTTCTGCTTTCTTAATTGCATTTGCACTTGCACTTACAAATGTATGAGCAACATTACCTGCGCCACTGTTAAGAAGACTTGGATCAATGTTAATAGTGTATGTATCGGCATCAGCTACTGCTGAAACAATAATTGCTCTACGGCTTGCATACTCGTTTGATCTTGGATGACTAATTTTTTCTAGTGTACCACTTCCTGGAGAACTTTCACAAGTAAATGTTAAACTCTCGTCTGCAATCATTACATAATCGCCTACATTTAAACCATGCGCTTCTGATGTAATAACCATTAAACCATCAGCTGGAGTATATGTAATAGCAGTTGGAACAATTGCTGCGCCTGTTGTTGGTGCTGGAAGTTTTCTAGATGGAATTGTTTGACTATCACCATTAGTAATGATATCATTTATTAGACCAATGTTAGCCGAAATACTTTCTTTTGCTCTTTCTGCATCTGCACCAGTTTGAATTACTAGAGCCAAAAGTAAGTCTCTTAGTCTATCAAATCCTGCTGTTGTAGCTGCTGTTTGAGTTGCTGGAAGAACTCCTACATCTTGTCTTAGATATCCTCTACCTGCTGTAATACTTTGTTGGTTTGAATCAAATACTAAATCCCATGATATTGCATCAATTATTAGTCCAGTATCTCTTGCACAAGTATCTCTGTCAAATCCTAGTAATGTATCATCAGTTTCAATGAATCCGATTACGTCTGCAATTATAAACTCTCTGTTAGCTTCGATATTATCTCTAGCTTGTTTATATGTACTTAGGTAAGTTCCTGCATCATAACCAGTTGGGCTTGGTGTTACATATCCTGGAACTAAACTAATAGTATCAATATCTGCACTTACAAATGTATGAACACTAGTTGCTGCTGCGCCTGCGGCATTTCCAACGTTAACAGTAATACTAACATCATCTGCTGCTGTGATTTCTAAATCTGCTTGCCATGCTGGAGCTGCACCAGTTCCGCCGTTATAATCTGGATATGATAACGGAGTAGTAGTATCATATGCACATGTAAATGTCAAACTATTTGGTTTTAGTTTAATTTTATCTCCGACCTTAAATGGATTTTCTCTAATGTAAAGTTTTAGATTACCACTTGTATCTGTGCCTACTGTTTTATATTCTGCATCATATGGCTGCCAAGTAACATTACCTCTATCAAGAAGTGCAAGAATAACATTCATATTATCTTGTATAGACTTTTTAATTGGTTCACCTGTTGTTTTTGCTTTTACGTAGATTAAGTTACCCATACCTTTGCGGGCGCCGCCTGCATAGTATAGTTCTGTTGTATACTTGCCTCTAAGATCAAGTTCTACTCTACGTAGTGTTGCTCTAGCAAATCCTCTTTCGTACTGTGCTTCGTCAACTGATACACCGTCTAAGTAGTAAGCAATACCAGTGTCATAAGTTGTACCACCTGCATTATCACCATCTCTTGTTGTGCTAAACACTAGAGGATGACGATTATCGCCAAAGTAAGCGTTAGTTGGATCATCTTGATTAAAGGTATATACTGCACCCGGATCTAGTTCTATTATCGGCTGCTCTATACCATCTAAGTAGAATACACCAGTTGGTTTTTGTTCATATGAGTCAGCACCTACTGTTATGATAAATTCTTTATTTCCGCCTGGTGCTACGTAAGAACCATTTGATAGTATTGCACTGCTTACAACTTCTGCTGCTTTAACTTTTAAGAATTCAAATGCTGCTAGTGTTGCTTTCTTTTGATCTGCACTTACAACAGCAGCGCCTTCTCTAAAGTAAGATCTACCTGCTGTAATACTACGCATATTTGAACCAAACATTAAGTCAAACCCTAGAGCATCAAGAACTAGTCCTACATCTCTTTCACAAGTCTGTCTGTCATATCCAATTAGTGGGAAGTTTTCTTTGATAAACGCCACTGACTCTTCAACAAAGAATTCTTTGTTTGCAAGTAATATGTCTTTAGCATTAGTTCTTGTTCCTGTAATTCCAGTTGGAGCAACAAATTGTATTTGATCTTCAGCTGCGTTAGTTAGTCCATTTTCCATAACTCTAAGAACATCATTAAATCTTGCAATAAGATCTGCATACTCTTGCGTATCACCAAATACTTCAGTTAGTGTTTTAGCATTTTCAATAGCTTCTAACGGAGTAATAGCTCTTATAGTTGGGTTAGGATATGTACCTGGAACAACTGTTGCTGTAAACAATGGATCTGTTAAGATTTTCTCAACTTCTTTCTTCAAGAATTTGATTGATTCAATTGTTTCTGGTAGCTGATCGCCTTTTACAATAAACGCACTTGCTCTGTAATAACTGCTTCCTGCTAGTAATGACTGGTAGTTACCACCCATTACCATATCAGCTAAAACAGCATCTAAGATCAATCCAACGTCTCTTGAACACTTAAACTGATCGTAACTAAATGTTGTGTATCTATCGTCAATAAACTGTAGTGTATCAGCTTGTGCTACTGACTTGTTAAAAGTAATGCTTGCAAAGTCATTTTGGAATTCTGACGCTGCCCAAGTAATATCTGGTAGCTCTTGCTCATCTAGCTTATTAACACTTCTATCTCTAATTGTATCTGTAACTAGTTTTAGTAGTGTTTGAGCAACTGCTGCTTCTGCTAGTGTACTTGCTGTATCATATGTTTGTACTAATAAGTTACCTGTAGCTTTTCCTACTTGTACACCTTGTACAATCTCTCCAATAATACTACTTAGGTGCTCATATGCAAATATTGTTGCATCTGTTTCTTTAGAATCATCACCTAGTAAGTTTAGACCAAAGCTAAAGTAGCTTCTTGCAACTTCACGCATTGCGCTGTTACCGCCATATAGTACATCGTATGATAGAGCGTCTACAATAAATCCTACATCACGCTTACAACGTGTTCTGTCGTATGTGCTTGTTGGGAAGTCTGATAGTAGATATGCATTTATCAAATCACCAAAGTTATCGCTTGCTGCATCGGCTTTTGTTACAAGTGATGTAGCAAATGTGTTTGCTATAGTTGGTCTTGTTGGTGAAATTGGTAATACAACTGCATTAGCTGCTGCACTTACAAATCTGTGTATTCTATCTGCTGAAGTAGCACCTAGTTTACGTGCATTACCTATGTTAACAGTAATAGTTGTGTTACCTGCTTCTGCAACACTTAATACTCTTAATTCTCTATCATAACCAAAACTATCTTTGTCTGGATATGTTAATGAAGTAGCATGTGAATCACTTGCACAAGTAAATGTTAAACTATTACGTGCTAGTCTAATTGTGCTTGTACCTGCTACTAGTCCTGTAGATGTGCCGCTAAGTGTTAGTGTTAGTACACCTGATTCTGCATCATATATTGTACCTTCATTTAAGTTTGTTTCTGCTGTCATTGAAGCATCAACTGATAGTGGATCACCGCCATGCTCAATAACATCTACAATATTTTGAATATCTGCTGCAATAGTTGCATTAGCATTAGTCCACGGGCTTACTGTATTTGCATTTGCAACTTGAGTCACTGAATTGCCTGTTGACGGTGTTAGTGCATCGCCTTGAACAATTGCTTGTACTACTGCTGGTAAACGTGTACCATATGCTGCTACTGTTGCTGTAGTTTCAGGTGAATTACTACCTAACTGTCCTGCGACACCAACTCTATAAGCTAGAGCTGCTTGTGTAGTTGCATAATTGCCGCCGTACAATGTATCATGTGTTAATGCTTCAACAATGTAACCTGTGTCTCTTTCACACTTAGTTTGGTTAAAGCTTAGATCTGAATTGATATAAGATATTGTTGAATCTACTGCTGTTCCTGATCCTGCAACAATTGCTGTTGCTGCATCTGTGAACGATACAGTTGTTACATACTGAGCACTTGCTGGTTGTACATCATCTGGTAATGTGCTATCAATGATTGCATTTGTAGCTGGTCCTACGAACTGATGTGTACTTTCTTCTGATGATACACCAATCTGGACGTCAAAACTATCACCTACTACGTTACTTATTGTTAAGTCTGAGTTAAGTGCTGGATCAGTTGTTCTTGGATAGTAGAATACTTTTCTAAATCCATCACTTTGACATTTAAATCCAATGCTACGTTCTGCTAGTCTAATTGTATCACCATTTGAGAACGGATTACCAGTTACAGTAAGTGTTAGTACACCTGTAGTTGGAACATATGTTGCTGCTGTTGGTGTGTAGAAGTTAGCTAATTTGTTTGCATTAATAGGTGCAACTATGCAAGTTTCAATTAACCCATTTGTACCGTCTGCTAGGTAAGTTGCTATTGTTGCTGCATTAGGTACTGAATTATCACTCCACGCTTGAGTTGGGTTAGCTACTAATACTAGGTTAGTGAAATCTTCATCACCTACACCTACGCCGACTAACTGCTCAATAACATCTGCTAGATGTTGATATGCTGCTATAGTTGCAGATCTTTGACCAATGCCTAACTGTTCAGTATCGTTACCTACAAAGTATGCTTCGCCATTTAGTTTAGCACCAATGTTACCACCATATACTGCATCATGTGCTAGTCCTTCAACAATGTATTTTACATCTCTTGAACATTTAGCTTGATCCATAGATAGGTATATAGCATTTGCATTTTGGTTAATGTGTTCTAGTACTTCTTCTGCTAACGCATCTCTGTTATATGTTAAACGTGCTGCTGCATCTGCGCCACCAGCAATTGGAGTAGCCGGAGTTGGAAGACTTAATAGTGGAACGCCTGTAGCGCCTCCTGGAAGCAACGTGCTTGTAGCGCCACTGTTAATTGCTGCGATAATAATTGCAAATAGTGAATCAATTCTTGTGTCTGCTGCTGCATCAACATTTGATAGTGCTTTTACAGTATCTCTTAAGAATTCAATAGCTGCTATTGTTGCTGATTTTTGAGCACTAATTACATAATCACTATTTGCTCTTGTGTATGCAATGCCTGCATATAGTGAGTTATAGTTTGAACCTGTACGCAAGTCTAATGCAACTGCATCTAATATATTATTTGAATCTCTACGACATTTTGTTTCATCGTAGTTACCAACTAGTATAAAGTTAGGATCATTTACAACATATGCTGACATCTCTGCTGCAATAAACGCTTTGTTAGCAAGTATTGCTTTTGCTGCATAAGCCGAGTCATTTGTTGCATCTATACCTGCAAATGTTAGCGCCGGAACTGCATTTGGAAGAGCACCAGTTTTAATTGCTTTTTCATCTGCTGTAATAAATGTGTGCGCTGATGTTTCTGATGATACTCCAACGTTTACACTTATTGTTAGTTTACCAGTGTCAATAATTTTTAGTGTATAATTAAATGCCGGATCACTTGTTCTTGGGTATGCTTGTACAACGTTGTTTCCGTCACTTGCACAAGTAAATTTCAAGCTGCCTGGCTCTAGTGTAATTGTATCACCTTGTATGAATGTATGCTCGCCAATTGTAAGATCCATAACACCTGTTGTTGGATCATATACAGCGTTTGTTGGTGTTATGCCAACTAAACCTTCATCAAATATTGTTTTTACTGTATCAATACTTGCATTAACTGCTGTTACTGCTGCTGCATAACCTGTACCTGTTCCGATAGTTGTAGCTGCTAGTGTTTTTAGTTTATCAAGTGCGGCTAGTGTAATTGCTTTTTGGAATGCGTTTGAAACTTTCTTAGCATTTCCTCTTAGGTATGAAAGACCATTAGTTACACTGTTATAGTTAGTTGAATACTCTAAGTCAATTGCTGCGCCTAGTACAACTAGTTTAACATCTCTTGCACACTTGTCAATATCATATGTAAAGTTTGCAAATTGATCATTTACATAATCTACAACTTTCTGTGCTTCTACTGAAGCAGTCTCTGATATTTCATTAAAGTCTTTAATTAAGTTAGCATCAGCACCTGTTAAACTTGGCTTAACTAGTGTTGGTGTCGGTGTGCCTTGTATTCTAGCAATAACAATATCAAGCGATGCTTGAATAGCTGCAACTTCAGTAGCTGTTCCTGGATCACTTTCGATAATTTGACGCATACTATTACCAGCTGTTGGTACATATACTGGATTGTTATCTTCACTAGTTGCAAGTACAACTGGTTCAATAACAGTTTTTAAATGGTTATAAGCATCGATTGTTGCTTGTACTTCGTCATCACCTAACTGGTTAGCTGTTCCTACAAAGTAGCTATTAGCCGCTTGTACAGTTGCTGAGTTACCACCGTATAGTAAGTCAAATGCTGCTGCATCAAGTAAGAATTTAACGTCTCTTTTACACTTAGCTTCAACATAGTCTAGTGTCGGATTGTTTAAGTTGATAAACGCTAATACTTCACTTGCTAAGAATTCTTTGTTAAGTTTTAACTGCTCTTTGGCATCGATTTCATCTTGTGTTGCATTTTTAGGTGCATTCATTTCAATGTTTTCGTATGCGTTAAGTAGTGTACTATCAAAGTTTGTACTGTCAAATACATCTAAGTCAGTTGTATCTGATTGTACAATTTCTATAATATCATCGATTAAACGTGTCATTCTTGCACGACCAATAACACTTAGATCTTTGTTTTCGTCTACTAATTTGCGTAGATAATCCATAGCTGCTACAGTTTGTATCAACTGATCTGTAATTACTAGTTGTGCATTTACACGCTTGTATGCAAGTGCTACTGTAATTGTGTTATAGTTTGTATTTAGAGCTGCGTCTAGTGCAATTGCATCTAGTATAATTCTTGTGTCTCTTTCACACTTAAACTCATCATATTCAAAGTTTGTAAAGTTATCTTCAATCCATTCAATAATCTCTTCAGATATAAAGTCTCTGTTAGCACGTAACAAGTCATGTGAGTTTTGTTTGTTAGTATCAACACCTGTCGGAACTGGATATGTAATTGCATCTGCTGCTGTTCTAGTACTTGTTTCACCATTTGTAAAGATGTCTATAATTTCATCAAATGCTGCTGTTGCTCTTGCAATACCTGTTGCTGACAGTCCTGAAATTGCTAGTGTTTCTGTTTTTAGGAATTCAATAGCTGCTATTGTTTGTGGCTTCTGCTCATCTTTAACAGTACCAATTGACAAACTACCTCTTTGATATGATAGACCTGCAATAATTGAATTATAGTTAGTACCTAGTGCAACATCCATTGCAACTGCATCTAAAATAAGTCCTACATCTCTTGAGCAAACTTCTCTATCAAAACGGAATTCTCTAAATGTTGTATCGATAAATTTAATTGTTTTAACCTGTAGGTTTTCTTTTTCAGCAAGTATCTTATTTCTAATTTTGTTTGCTGTTTCTGTTTGAAGATTAAAGTCAGGATCAATTACATCAATAAAGTCATTGATGAAATAATCTCTACGTATTTGACTTTCAAGTACATCAAAGTTTTTCTGAATTCTTAGAATTTCAGTAATTGTGGCTGCCGGAGTAGTTGTATCTTGTAGCACTAATGTCGGCGATGTTGGAAGTTGTTCTGCAACAACTCTGTTTGAACGTAGTACATCACCTATACGCTTTCTAAGAAGTTCCATTGCGTCACCTGTTGCTTTACGCTGGATTGCTGGAATAACTAGTTTACCTTGTGTATAGTATTGTCTTGCTGCATCATAACTTGCACTGTTACCGTTGTATAGTCCATCAAATAGTGTAGCATCAATAATGTATCCCATATCTCTACGGCATACTTTTTTATCATAAGCAAAGTTTGCTTCAATAAATCTTGTAATTTCTGATTGTATATCATCTTTTTCACCTTGCATAATCAAGAAGTCTGAATAAAGATCGGTGCCATTTAATTCTAACGGATATGTTTCGGTTGCATTGTAGCCAGTGACCCAACTTGGATCTGCAAGCAACTCAACTGGAACAGAGCTATCGTTTTCAATTATAGTAATAATATCGTCAACAAGTGATTTTGCTCTAGTACCATTTGGACTGTTAGTTGTTGTCAGTGCTCCTGCTGTAACAATTGTTTGCTGTGGATTAACTGGAGCAACACCATTACCTAGTGTCAATATTAGATCTGCTAGGAAGTTATAAGACTCTACAGTAGCAATTACTTCTGCTGCATTAACTCTTACAGTACCACCTAAGTTAGCATATGCTGTAAATCCAGTAGTACCGTCTAATGGGATTGTTAGGGCTGCATCATCATATAATTCAAACACTGTGTCGCTTACTTTCTTAACAAAGAAAGTTTTACCTGTTAGTTCAACAACGCCACTAATATCTAGTAGTGTTACTTGTGATCCATCAACTAAGCCATGTTTAATAGATGTTGTAATTGTAATTGGATTAATCAGTTGAATACCACCAGCATTAACAATATCTATGTTTACTGAACGTGAACCTAATAAATCAACTGGTCCATCTGCTGATGCAACAACATCTGAGAAGTATGCTTTACCAGCTATTAAGGTTTCCATATTACCGCCATATGTTAAGTCATATTTTAGTGCATCTAATATAAGACCTACGTCTCTTTCACACTTGTCGTTTGCATTATAGTCTCGGACAATATTACCGTTAGCATCAGTTGATAATAATGCTGGGAAGTTAGTATCAATAAATGCCTTTGTTTCTGCAATAATAAATTCTCTCGAATTTTCAATGTTTGTAATTGTTTCTGGAACACCAGTTGCATTAAAGTTTTCTGTATAGTTTACTGTGTCGTTAGTTGTAATGTCTGCTGTAGGAATACTTACTGCTGGAATTACTGATTCGCCATCTTGTACAATATCTATAATAAGATCCATACGGTCTACTACACGTGCCTTTGTATCATTATCAAATGTAATCTGAACAAGTAAATCTCTTAGTTTTCTAAATGATTCTAGTGTTGCAATTTTTTGCTCAGTTGGTAGAACTGTTAACTCGTCACCTGGATTTACTACTGTTTTAGTTGGATCCATTGTTAATAGTGTACCAGTAATACCTGTTGTAGTAGTTGTTTCATCTACAAGTACATCACCTGTTATAACTTGTATAACACCTCTTAGATATGCTTTACCAGCTGTAATTGAACGGAAGTTTGAGTCAAACATTGCATCGTATGACACAGCATCAATTATAAGTCCGATATCTCTTTCGCATGTTCCTCTGTCGTATCCTAGTAACGGATAGTTTTGATCGATATGAGCAACTGCTTCTTCAATCAAATATGCTTTGTTTTTCTTGATGTTTGTAAACGCTCTGTTTATTTCTGGTAGAACATTTGTTGGCATTGGATAATTAATAAACGAATTACCATATGTTATACCATTTTCTGTAGCACTAATAAATGTATGCTCAACATTACCAGCACCAGTATTTACACCAACGTCTACTGTAATTGTAGTGTCTGTAACTGCAACAATATCTACTGGAGTTTCAAATGCTGGATCTGAACCTGGAGATACTGCATTTGGATCTGCACTTTGACCTGCTACTTCTCTTGGATGTGTAATAGTTTGGAACTCATTATCATCACTTGAATAACACTGGAATGTTAAACTATTAGGAGCAATTACAACTGTATCTGCTGTTGTAAAACTATGCTGGCCAATTGTTAATGTCATAACTCTGTTTGCAGGAGTAGAAGTACTACCATAGTTACCGAGAGCCGTCGGATTGTAATCTGCGTCTACTACTGTATATGATTTAAATGCATACTCTGACTTACTAATTAAATCAGAGATCAAATTAAAGTTTGACTGTACTCTATTATATGCTGTAACTTTTGAAGCATTAGACGAAAAGTCATTGATAAATCCTAGTGCTTCGTCTCTTGCATGATTTATTGCTGCTAATGTTTCTACTTTTTGATCCGCAATAACAAGTGCCGCTGAATCCATTGAATATGTTCTACCAGAAACTACTGATTTATAGTTTGTTCCTAGGACCATGTCATCTACAACAGCATCAATAATAATACCTGTATCTCTGTAGCACTTAGACTCGTTAAAGTCTAGTAGTACAAATGCATCTTGTAGATAGAATATTGTATCATTAATTGCTTCGTCGTCAACTGCTTCAATATCAGCTACTGTTTGAATTTCTTCGTCGTCGGCAGGGCTGGCAAGTATAACTGTATCTAAAGAAGCTAATGCTACACCGTCTGCGTCAATATGATCAGTAACAACTGCAACTAATTGATTAATTGTTTTTGATGCACCAGTGCCCGAACCTAACCCTGCATTTGCTGTCGCAGCGCTAACAGCTGCCGCAATTTGTACTGCCAAGAAGGCATATAGTGCAAGTGTTGCATTCTTTTGTCCGCCACCTAGTTGTGATATTTCAGTATCGTCGTCACCTGCAATTGCACCTACAAAGTATGATTTTGCTACACGCAAAGTTGCACTATTACCACCATACATTGTATCAAATGCTACTGCTTGTGCTAAGTAAGCCACGTCTCTTTGACACTTGGCAAATGTTCCATCGCTTATCATATCTTGGTATACTGATTTTAGTTCATCTGATGAAACAGTACCTCCACTAGCTAAACTTGAAAATTCTCCGGCTTGGGCTGAAAAATCAAAACCACCACCTGCGTTCCCATTCTGTAGGAAAGTTAGAGCATCAGTCTGTAAAGAAGGAATACCGCTTATTATTGCTTCAGCTGCGGCTGAACGACTTGCTGCATTAGAATAATCAGTGCTTGTTGGAAAATTAGTTCCAAAATCAGCAGTTGAGTTTA